ATTTAACCATCAATGAAACTCTATCTTCACCACCAAGAGTCGATATCTGGATATGGACAACAGGAGCTTTAATACCCTTCTCAATTTCTTTCTTCCAATCCTCTATATCACTCATATCAAAATATGAAGCTTCTGTCATCAACTCTTTATAACTTTTCACTAGAACATCTCTCCATCTTGTGCTTCGATTTCATCTTTGTATTCGTCAGCAAATTCCTGTGCAACTGCTTCCTTTTCCTGTTTGTTAAACTTAACGCCAGGAAATTCTTTTGCATATTTCTTTGCACCCTCTGTGACAAGATACATCCAAAGTTTAGGAGCTTTCTTATGGTCATACTTTCCAGACTTCATTTTCCTCTGGATGTTCTTGACGATAGGAATAATTTTTTGTTTATAAAGATCACCATCATTCTCAATATACAACTTGAGTTCAGTAACCATATGTTTGTCAACTGCTTCAATAAATGTTTTAAAGTTTTGCATTTTTGTTTTTTCCTCTGTATGAGGTTTAAGAAATTTTGACCAAGTTGGATGTCTTAATTTTCTTAAAGCCTTTACTTCTATTTCTCTAATTCTTCCACCACTTACTTTTAATATTTTTCCAATTTGTTCAAGTGTTCGTTCACCTTTACCATCTAGCCCAAACCTATATATTAATATTGTTGCTTCTCTTTTATCTAATTTTGCAAATACCTTTTTTATATCTCTTTTGAGTTGTTTATTGGCTATAACTTTTTCTATATCATCTATTACACCAATTTCATCATGTTTACTACTTAATGGCTCATTGCCCTTTTTTTTAAGAATATCACCACTCTTAACAGATTTAGAAACTGGTAAGTGTTGGACTACCTTATATTTACCTTTTCGTTTTCCTAAAGAGACAGAGGGCTTTTCTCCTGTATATTTCACTCTACCACTTTTATAATAAGCTTCTATAAATGTCTTAAAGTTTTTCATTTTAGTTTCTTGTAATATTTGTTAATATTCTTATACATCCAATCATTGTCTGACTCTGAAGTAGAACCTTGTTTCTTATTGCGTTTCATAATATCTTTAACTTTTTTTACTTCATCCTCTGTACCAAAGAACGTAGCAAGCATAAGATAGTTTTCTGTATGAGCATTGTCGTCTTCATTCTCTCTGTACTTCTTCATCAGTTTTTTCTTATCTACCTTATCAGAGTACTTACCGAATCCTTCTTCCATCTCCTCATCGTCTTCACAATCCTCTTCTTCAGTTTTAACCTTTTTACCTTTACGTCCATCACCACCAGCACATCGGCGTCTTGCTCCGTCTTTCTTGATATACTCTTTTACCAAGTCTTCAGACTTTCCATCCTTACCAGCTTCATGGTCAGCATTCCACTCTTTATCAATCTCATCATAAAACTTTTTCTTATCTTCGTCTGACAAATCCTCTGGACTATCAACTCCATACTTTTTCAGTTTTGCATCAAAGAATTTCTTATATTCTTCTTTACTGCCTTCTGACATAAATTGTTTAAAATTTTTCATTTTGAATCCCCGTTATATTTAATCTCATCTAAATAAACTTTTTTCCAAGCGTCTTTACCTCTATATCGTTTTCCACTATGAAAAACATTTTCTCTTTGCCATGCCATTGCTTTGTTGTTAGGACATTTACATTGCCATCTTAAATTCGCATCACACCTTCTACAATATCGTGATTTAATATATGTCGTTACCTTCCCATTTGTATGGGGCTTCTGTTTTTCCACCTGCCTCATTATTGTCATCTTCCTTTCTGAGTTTTAAAAGTTGTTGTCCTATTTCATGTAACCTATCATCACCTTGCAATGCAAATTCCTCAGCAAGTCTAGGGTCATGCTCGAAACGATATTCGTTTTGTTGTTGATACTTGGCAATAAATCTATCCAGTATTCTTCTTAACTCTAACAAATCTTCTAACATAATATTCTCCTTGCTACCACTCTTTAGCGATTGTAAAGTTTGCATGAGAAAACTCAAGCCTGTCTACCAACTTAACAGCACTACCGTCTTTAGCATCAATTGCAACAAATCCCTCTGGAGCTGTTACTTTGAAACCATCAGCAGTTTTCAAAAATGTTCCAATACCTTGAATTGTTTCCAACTTTCTAATAACCATTTCTTTTGCATCAAGGATGCTCAAGTAAGTGGCCATAGTGAAATACAATTCAGTTTTGAATTTCTTTAAAACCTTTTGTTGTTCTTTCTGAATATCTTTGTATTTTTGTTTACCTTTATCTGATTTCTTTGTGTCAATCTCTGCTGACATCCTATCCATATAATACTGTTCAAACTCCTTAACAAGTTTTTTAGTATCAGTAATCTTTGCACCAGCACGAATCTTGGTATTAAAAAATACTTTCATCAATGGGGCCAATCCCCATTTAGTTTTGTCTTTGGAAAGTTCATTTAAAAAAGTTCCTGCTTTCTTTACAGAACCTTTAATCATATTAATTTTACCTTCAAGTTTCTTTGTTTCACTTGTAGTAAACGTAGCTGCGTTTGCAGTATTCAAATACGCATCGTCAAACCAAACATTTTTGGTTTTCTTAAACGTGTTTGCTGATACTCCAAATGAAGCAGATAATGAATCAATAGTGTTTCCTGTATACTTTGTGTGCCATACAACTCCAAGATGTGCCTTTCTCATTTGAGAAGCTAAGTCACTATCTTCGGGTACAGCATAGGTGATAGTATTAGGCCCAAAAGTCAACATACTTTGTCCATCAATAGTCTGTTTCTTCAAGTCACCTTTAGAAAACATTATGTCACCTTGATAGACGCCATCAGTTATTCCGAGTTCGGGTAAGTATTTCAATGCAAGTTTTATTTTATCTGAAGGCCCACCCGATCCGTGATTAGCTTCAATGTCAGCTACTGTATAATTTATTTTGGGGGTCTTATTGAATAGTCCTTTTATTGCAACGAAAAACTTTCCGTTCTCTGGATTGATACCAGCAAATATTGCTGGGGCTCCATCCCACTTTACAGTAATATTAGTTTTACTTTTCCCACCAGCCAACATATCGTTGAGGGAATTTAAAAACTCTATTGCTGTATTCGCACCACTAACACCATTGTTGATGATTTCATCTTCAAGGTGCTCCATGTGCGTATTCTTTGATTCATTTAATTTTTGTTTGAAAGATAGCATTTTTTCTCGATATTATTATATTCTATACTACTATTGTAACATACTTTTTCCTGTTTGTCAAGAAAAAAATGCTTCTCTAACCTGTTGTTTTTGTAATGGTTTACCAGCTAATAACATTCTTGTGGTTTATTACTGGTTCAAGATCAAGAAATTCAATTAAGGATTTAACAGAACTTGTGATATATTGTCTTACTTTTATTAGCATTTCACTCAACCAGTTTTTAAACTTATCCCAAGCATTTTTAAAATATTGAGCAACACGGTCAACATAACCTTCCGTCATTAATTCATATTCTTTCTCTGCCATTTCACAAGCTTCGTTTGTTTCTTTTACAGCAGCATTATACATAAGTCCAACCGTTGACCAAAATTTATAATGTCCTGTTTTTTGATTTTTTCCATCAATTTTTTTCTTAATAGCTGAAGTTTTAAATTTTACATCAGGCCTAACTTTTGATAAAATAGAACTAACATATTTATCAGAAGATTGTAAAACTTTATGATAATCAGATGAACCATCAAAATCAACAACTAAAAAATGTGTTGCTGTTCCTTCACCATCTTCAAACTTCACCTTCCCTGTCATTGCTTCAAAAACAAATTCCTTTTTAAATTCAATACTTCCTTTAAAAAGTTCATCCATTTTCTTCTTCATCACTAGATTATGTTTATCTGCTGCTGCTAAAATCTTATCTTTATCAAATGAACCTGCTTTTACATCAGCAATTTTTCCTTTTTGTCCCTTTGTATCTTGATATACAGTTCCACCTTTTTTCTGTGTAGACACACCACCTTTAAACATTCCCTCTCTTGAAGGCATTAATTCTTCTAGTCCTCTTTCAACTTCATCAGCTAATTTGTTTAATTTTTTATTAAACTCAGGAGTATTTCTCCATGCAACTTCATAAGTAGATAATGATTCAGCTGAACCACCAGACATTAATTGAGAAGAACCTTTCTTTAAAGATATTTTATTACCAGAAAGAATAATATCAGTCTTAGGTGTTTTATTACCACCTTGCCACATAGGTGTTCCATCTTCATAAGTCCCACTATTTATGGATGAAGAAACAGACATTCTCGTATTACTCGTATTACCCTTTTTAATTTTTGATTTCTTGAGAATATGTTTACCCATTTCCATTGAAGATTTAAACTTTTTCTCTTTCTTAACTACGGCATCTAAATTTTTATAACCACTCTTTCCACTATTTCCACCACCAGCATCAACTAAAAGAAATTCCATCTCTTTAGCAGCTTCAGTAGAACCCTCACTTAATAATTCTTCTTCTAAAAATTTCTTAAACGGTTTCATAGTTTCTCTATATCTTTGCAAGTTTACACAATGGACAATCATCCACATCTATTGAACGAAATGGACATATCCTGTAATGATCTAAATTGGAGGCTACCTTAGTAGCCAGAATAGAATCCTCGCCAATATCTTTATCTTCTTTTAATGCTTTTTCTGCTACTTCTGTAAACATCTTTTTTATATTGCTACTCATATAATAATTAAATCTCTGTTAAATTAATCTTGTACTTCTTACCTGTTACATTATTCAAAAGGTACATATCCTCTGCACCCTCTTGAAACGTCCAAGAACCATTTGTGCCATCAACACTATTTCCGTCACGCTGTGTATTATCTAAATGTAAATCACCCGTTTTCAAATCCTGTACAACGATTGCTGTACCTTCAGCTTTAATGGTTGCATTATCACCCATATAGATTGTATTATCATCAACATATAAATCTCTAATTTTAAATTCAGCATTTCCTATATCATAAGTATTGTTTGCATCAGGAATAATATGTGAAGTCATAGAACCACCCATAGCGATAGAACCAGTTAATTTACTAGCAGAAACACTAGAAATCATACCATCCGTAATCATGGAATTAATTTTCATATATTTTAAAATATCTGCAACTTTTTTACTCATTTATTTAACCTTTTTATATTTAACTATTCTTTATATTTATAATACTTATTATGTCAGTTATAATTTTGTTTTACTAAAAATTCGGGCAATTTCCACTCAACTTTGTCAATATCTAAGTTATAATGGCCTAAAGCACCACAAAAATTACAATATTCTATACCTACATCATAATCTAAAGTAGTAGTATTTGCTCGATGTTCACATAATTTCTTCATTACAGGCTCTTTATTATCACTTTTCTTAAACCATCCATCTGAAATCGTTAAATCTTGCATAATAGTCTCCTTTTGAGTTATATTACTATTTATATGTTCCAATCATCATACGATTTTTCAAGTCTTTTTGAAGGTTTTATCTTCAAAGTATATGGATTTGAACTTGTATTAGCATCTGATTTCTTTTCATAGAACTTGTTACTTCCATCATTTGCCAGAGCAGGCTGGTCATCTTCTTCAATATCATATAGTTTCATTTTCTTCTTAACGACATTCACCAAGAATTTACTATTCATGGAAATATCACTATAACGATTTTTCAACTGCTTGAATAAGATTTGATTGTTAGTACCAACCCCATCATCTTTAGCAATAATTGCCATCATCAAATCTGCTGTTGCTGGTAAACCAAATGATTCAGATGTATTAGACAAATCAGGATCAGAGCTCGTGTACCCTTCCCGATTCAATTGTGAACTTGTAATGATAGGAACATTACACTCTACTGCTAACCCACGAATTTCCTCAGCAATAGACTTAATGTAAATATAGGTATTCATATTTGCAGCCCACTTAACTCTACTGGATGCACAAATATTCAAGTAATCTAAAATGATAACTTGTGGTGTAAAATCTTTTTTGATTTTCAACTCTCTGATTAAAGCACGAAAGTTTCCAGTATGAGCTCCAGCTGTTGGATATTCCTTAACAACTAATTTCCCAACTTTCAGTTCCTTTAGATTTTTCTCAAAGGTATCTTTAGGCATCAGGTGTAAATCATTCAGTTCAACATCCATTAAGTTTGCATCAACTCTTTCGGCAATTCTCTCTGCTGCCATTTCCATAGTAATATATAAAACATCCATTCCCTGTCTTAGATATTGACTAGCCAAATGAGTTTTAACTAATGTTTTACCGACTCCAGTTCCACCCAATAAAACGGTAAGAGTTTTTGGTGAGATGCCACCATTAGTAATCTTATCAAGCATAATCATTTTGAAAGGAATTTTAGATTCCTTTTTATGATAGAATTCCCAACGGTCTTCACCATCTTCCAAATAATCATGCCCGACACTTTTATCTAATGAAATAGCTAATGCTTCTGTAAGAATTTCTGGTATTGAATCCTTAGAATTTTTATCGTCCTTACCTTCTAAGATAGAAATACTTTTTACAATACCATTATATACTGCTTGGTCTTTCGCCCATTTCTCTGTTTCTTTTGTTAACCACTCTTCGTCATCAGTTTTACCATTAAGAGTTTTAAGAACTTCATTACATTTACTAAATGCAGTCTCATTCAAATCTTCACGGTTATTTAACTTAACTGATAATGCTTCTTTTGTTGGAGCTTTATTAAACTCCGAAATATGTTTTTGTATTTCTATGAAGATTTGCTTCTCAGCATTCTCCTTAAAATAATCCGGCTGTAAGAATATACCAACAATGCTTGAATAGTTTTCATTATATAACAGATTTTCTAAAATCAAAGTTTCAGTTCGCATCTTATCCTTTCATCAAAACATCCTTTATTATTTGTCTCATTTTTGTTGCATCTACTTCTAAAAATGGTTTATAGTTTAAAACCAACTTCTTATGATCCTGCCATATTGGGTCTTTGAGATACCTATCTATCTGTGGGATAAAATTAAGTATCATATCCAATACAGCAAAAGTTTCCAATGATATCCTATTAGATAAGCTCAATTTTAAGATATACGGGTGATTCATACTATTTGTGATGAAGATTTCATCAAAGCTCTTATCGTATTCCTTCATGCATTTTAAAATTTCACCTATATCCTGTTGGATATGAAAATTGAAATTGTTCATTCTACCCGTATATTCATCATACAAATCCGTATCAAAATGTGACGGATAAACAATTCCGTTTGAAAATTGAGACAAGTAGAAAAATATCAACGCTTCCTTGTTATCAAAAGTCTTTCCAATATCTTTGAAAATCTTTCTTTGCATAGAAAAGTTTCCATTCCTTTCTAGTTTAGCAAAACTCTTTTGCATTGAATCTATTCCATTAAATTGTCCCAACTTACCATTATACTTAAAATAATCATAATCTCTTGTAAAATGTGCATAGATTCCTTGATAAACCATCCATGCATTATATGTAGATTGTAAATCATTATTACTCATTACCATCATTGCAATACAGCCCTCACAAATTCAAAAAATGTTTTTGATTCACTTACCACAACTTCATCAACATTGTAGTATGATAAGCAATAAATACCACCAATAACTAAAATTCCTACAAACATCCACATAACATTTAATAATTTAGGACTCATCCTTATCTTCCTTTCGACTCCCATAATTAAACTCTTGAAACACAGCCTCTTCAAGTTGTTTCATTATGTCATCAGTAAAGTATTTTTCTGGATTATTCACTATTGATTTTTCAAAAGCCTTTGTTCCGTCCGGCATCTCAAATCTTGTAGATACCTTTTTGAAAATATTGTATTTCTCAGCAATAGCAACCAAACCAAAATATTTATCCAAACCAGTTTGATAATCAAGATGCGTTTCGATAACTGATTCCTCTTTAGTGAAGCGACCTTTAACTAGTTTGCACTTGATAATATTTCCTAACACTTCAGTTCCCTCTTTGACTTTACGTTTTCCTAACGTAACAATAACTGAAGCTGCATACTTGATTCCACCACCACCAGAAATCTCTTTTGACGGGAACATACTCCCAACTTTATCATAAGTGTGATTAGTTATAATAAGAGGAATATTCTTTACAGATAGTTTCAATGCAAGAGTTCTGAATGTTCCACGAACAGCTGTTGCTCTTGTCATGTCTCTTTTATCTGAACCACTTGCTGAATCTTCCATCTCTTTTCTTGTAGACAGATTTCCTAGAGAATCTAAAAAAATCATAACCTTAGTTTCTTTCGGCACTCCTTCTATTACTTTAATACATTGCGTTCTAAAATCTTCAACAGTTGCTACTGGAAATATAACAAACCTATCAGCATCTATATCCCTATCAGTAATCATATCAGTTGTCAACGCACCTTCACTTTCAAAATATAAAATAATACCATCTTTATTAGTATCCAAGAAATTCTTAGCGATGCTTAATGCAAAAAATGTTTTACCTACCGACTCTGAACCAGCCAGACAGGTAATCTTGTTTGATGGAACTCCACCATACATAGAACCCGACAATAGGGCATTTAACGAATAGCTTCCAGTATCCAAAAAAGTAGAGCAATCACCAAGAATCCCAGCGGATACAGCCGACGCCATATCATTTGAACTCTCCTTTATTAATTGTTTAACTAAACTATTTACTGCCATTATTTATCTCCTTTCACTAGAACCTGGCCAGATTCTATAACCCAATTTATTTTTTTCTCAACTACCTTTTTCTTAACTACTCTTCTCTTAACTACTTTTTTCTTAACTACTTTTTTCTCAACTACCTTTTCATTATAACAACAAATCAATCCATACCAACTACCACCAGGCCCTTCGGTTAGGTCTTTATCCCCAAGATTAGATTCAAAATATTTAAAATGTTTTTTTAAATATGTTCGCATATTTTTATAATATTTAATTCTATTTTTTTTACCAAAATTCTTATGATGCCACTCCATTACAAATACGTCTACACCAGACCAATCAATATTATCTTTACTTAATATTTTTTGTTCGGCTCCTTCAATATCCATTTTTACTTTGTTTGCTTTTGTTTCAGCTAAAACTTCGGAAAATTTCCTTGCCTTTACAGTTATATTCTTTCTTCCTCTTGTTTTTAATATTGTATGACTTCCTGCGTTTTTACCATTACTTAAATAAAATTCTATTTCTTTATCATCATTAGAAACCAATGCCTCATTATATAATTTTACATTTTTTATATTATTTTTATCTACATTTCTTTTTGCAAGTTCAAAGTTTTCTTTCATCGGCTCATAACCATAAACTTGTTTTACCAATTGTGAAACTCTAGTAGAATACGCACCAATATTTACACCAGCATCAAGAACAATATCATTTTTATTATAATTCATCTTAGTAAAATACATTGGAGAATAACATTCCTTGATAACATATTCATCCGATGTATCTGGCCGAGTATAAAATGTATCTCCATCATTAGTAATTTGTTTATATTCCGCGGGGAAACACCAATAACAGGTTTCAGTGATTTGTTTATATTCCATCATATACTCCTTTCATAATTTCGCATGCTTCACTCTGTTTTCAATCGCAGGCAAATGTTGTAAATTGTAATCAACGTGAAGCCCACCTTTAATTAATGGATGTATATGATCTACCTCATATCCCTCTGGGCAAGTCATATATATTTCTTTTATCTTATCCATATCAGCCCAAGGGGGTGTTTGTTCTAATAACATAGCACGACGCTTGGCTGCATAATAAGCATACAATTTTGGGTTTTCCTTTTTATGTTTTTTACTCGCTCTTGTAACTTTTTCTTTATTATTTATCCTATATATTCGCGCTTTCTCAGGATTATAGGATTCTCTTGCACGTTCCCTGGCTGCATCTGGATCATTCCAGTATCGTTCAGAATCATATTTTTGTTTTCTCTCTTTATTATCTTCCCGATATATCTTTATTTTCTTTTTATTATCTTTATAATATTTTTTACTGGCTATTATTTTTTCCTCTGTATTTTCAGTATAATAGTTTTTTCCTGTTATTTGAGAACACACAACACAACTATTATTTGATAGATACCTTTTAGTATGACCATATTTTCTACAAGGATTTCCTGTATATACTGCTGCCATAATCTATCTCCTTTCACCCAAAAACCAAATTATTTACTGCCATTATATACTCCTTTCACCCAAAAACCAAATTATTTACTGCCATTATATACTCCTTTCACCCAAAAACCAAATTATTTACTGCCATTATATAC